CCTTGACCGTTTCAAAGGTTCTTCTGTCAATCCTTTCTATGCTTACAGACCCGAACCCTAACGATCCTCTAATGCCTGACATTGCGAACCAGTACAAGACAAATCGGGCTGAGTACGAGCAAACTGCAAGGGAGTGGACACAACTCTACGCCCAAGGAGTTACAAACTAGGTTTGACGTATATTTGAGTATGCTCGACGTTTCCACATATATCTGGAATTTCGAATTCAGGAACCTTTGAAAATTTTTCACTACAGTTATCGCGTATATGTTCTGGTATCATTGAATTCCCATCTATAGAAACCTGATTAATATCAACGCGCAAATATTTCAAGAATGTAACACAATCCTTTCTCGACTCAGGTGGTATAGATAACTGCTCTTGTATTTTTCTACGTATACACCCCCACTGACTTGCGTAATGATTATGGTCAATAGATTTCTGAAGATAACCTAGCTTCTCCTGTAACATATTTGTTATACTAATCACTACACTAAGTGTTCCGAATACCCATGAGAGTTGAAATCCACCAACAGATACTCCGCCCGCCATGATATTCGATATTCCACTTATAGCTGTTAAAACATTTGAGGTAATTGTCAAGCCTCTAGCCCTCTTATCAAAATAAGAATATGCTTCCGTGTGCATCCACTCAAAACATTTTGCTTCGTCACACCATGAAGCAAGCATAAGTTCGACTGCCGAATTCCATTCCTGCTTGAGTATAACAGATTTATCATCTGATGCATTCTGAAGTTCGGACATTTCTATTTTACGTGTATATTTTAGAAGGCAATGGGCCAAGACTTTTTAAATATAATTATATTCGGGTGGTGTATGGTAGCGTTTGTATTTTTAGTACTTCCAGAGCTTGTAAAAGAACCATTTAGTAATATCGAAGAGCACAGCGGATATCCGACAAAACAATTGTGCTCAATGCCTCTAACAAGCCCATTACCTCAGTTATCTGGCCCGGCTGATGCAACTCTGGATGAGGCTAGGAAGCCCTATCATCTGCTAGGGGATTATTTAGAACCCGCTGAGGAAAGAGTAGCGAATTTGAAATCTGAATGCGCGTATATCGCCGATGGCCAACGCCGCATTGAATTAACAGGGTCATATGGTCAAATTACAAATAACTACAAGAAAGCTAAGCCAGATAACGGCTCAACCTTACGCAGAGAACTTTCTCTGTCATTTTACAAGTAATCTTTTTCAAAAGATAAATTAGAATGGCTTCTTTTTTTAGAAGTATAACACCGCCTCCTAGATCACAAAGCCCAGTTCATATCCCGGAAGAAATAAAGGCAGCCTCTGGTGCAGCACATTTACTTCTTCCTTCTCCAAATAACGTAAAAGAAGAAGAAAAGCCATTTGAAGAATTCGAAAAGATAGTTAACGGACACCCAGAATTTAAACACCTAATGGAACAACTAATTCACATGCTTGATTTACGAACATATAGATTAAAGTCAGTTGTCGCTAAAATATTTGTTAGGCTATGGCCACAGAGATCCGTGGACCCTAACACAGGAATTCAAAGGTCACAAGAAGAGTTACTTGAATTATTGAAACAGCCATGTGCTCAGGTTGAATTAGAGATTTTTATGAAAGGTCTAGCTGAACAATTGGAAAAAGAAGAAGAGATAACTGCTGAAAGTAATAATGGTTCTTCTCCAACTTTCACAAAAGACGAGGCAATGAATATTGTATTCCAACCAATTGTGGAATTCGCAGTATCTGGAATGGATAATGTTTTCTCAAATGAAATCATATCTAATGAAAAAGGTATTCCTCAATCGGTGAAAACATTACGAGCTCTCGAAAGATATGCGCCACCCCCTTGTGGATTAAAAATGCGAAAACAGGAGTATAACGAATTAAGTGACGAAGATAAGGCAACTGCTAACTCTATATCCCAAAAATACTCTGGTGGTAGAAAACATCTGCGACGCAAGACAAAGAAGTCTCAGAAGCCAAAGACAAGAAGGCTGAGACGCGGTGCTTCAAAGAAGCGGAGATAATTAATGGTTTAAGAAAAGTCAATGTAATTATTATAATGGCCCCAATCTATATTCTAAAAATCAACCGGTCTCCAGACATAAGAAAACCCCAGGTGTCTTTTTATGCACAGGGTATAAGTGCTCAATGTATTCATTTACAAAATGTAATACATTGGTCAATTAAAAAAATCACTATAGTGAACGGCAAGCCTTGTCCTACTTCACTAAGTAAACATTTCCTGGCATTTCAGAGACTGGTTAAACATTATTCACGATTTCTTCTGTCATTAAGAAGTTTACGCGTCTTGCGACGCATAGAACTAACCGGCAGAGTACCTGTATGGCGCCGCCCTCCAACAGGCGCTTTATATTCTACTGGAACACTTGGTTCAATTACGTCAGATTGATTTAGTACATAAGATAATTTTGTTTCTAAAATTTTAAGGTCTGCGTTTACATCATCTTCTTTCCAGGGACCAGCTACCCTTCCCTTAGAATACGGAGAGAATGTATTTACAACCTTTCCAAGTTTTTCCAACATATTCTTTCTTGTCTCCGTATACGAAGGTCTAAATCCAGGCATTAGTTTATTTAACTGTGCAAGTAAAATAGAGGCAATTGGTGAATCAGGTAAGAAAGACTCAAGTGGAAACGAGTCAATGAACATCTCACACACTCTTTTGTTTGCCAGTTTTATTGTATATTCTTTAACCAATATATACCGCTCCTTCAATGAATTCATCAAATTCGTATGATACTGTTGATCATCTAAAAACCACAGGTCATTTTCGTCGATTTCACCTATGCAAGATTTAATTCCTTGAATACTTTTTTCTCTAAAAGAATCTGCACCCTTTGGTTCTATCTGAGCACGACATGCTTCATCAAGATAAATTCTCGGGGAAAAGACACGGTTAACACCTTCTTCCTTATTTAATTCTTCTTCTTTTACACTATAAGGCATCTTTTGCAAAACAAGGCCAAGTATATAATCAAGTATTTCTATAACAATCTTATATCCATTATTAGAATAAATAAACATTTTTTCTATTTTACCTTCCCTCCTTAGCTTAAGAAGTCTAGGTAAGAGTTTTAAAAGAGAGGGTCTAAATACAGTACCTTTTGTTTTAACTTCGTTTTCTGCAATGTGATTGTAAAAGGCGATACGACCCTTCTCTATGAAAAATTTAGCATTTTTTGAATGACCGGGCTGTTTTAATGCTCTTGGTATAAGAATTTCAAAAAGTAAAATAAACGGTACTAAGCTATAGGCTTCAACTAAACAATTATCAAAATCAAATCCTATACTCGGAGACATTCTCCTTCTTAATTATAGTTGAGATTTATTATCTTCCTCTGAATGACTATCATCTTTTATCATACAGACGACCTCTTTCTTCTTACGAGTACTCTCAGGTAAGACAAACTCATCACGCTTTGCCTTCTCTATATCATTCCAAAATTCATCCAGCTTTGGTTTTAACGATTCAAACCACGGTTCATCTCTGTAGACGCGCACGTGATGGATTTTTTCACAAATCCATTTATTCACTTCTAAGACACGCTCATTCAGACCTAATTCAGGCTTCCAGTCCATATTCCCAAGTGGGCCATATAGATACTTACATGGTAACCAGTCTTTTTCCTTCTCATTAAAACACCCAACAACCACAATAAGGCCACGTCCACATGTAGTTTCAGGCATTTCATTCTCATCAGAAACAAACGCAAACTTTGCCTCCACGTATTCACATGCTCTAACACCGGTGACTTCCAGCTGCAACTGCATCTGGAAGAAATATTCCGTCGGTATCTTTTGACCAATAACTCTTGACTTAGGACACTTAATTTCCAGGAGATGTCCACCCATATCCGGTTTTAGTAAAGACCTTATAATGAGGCCATCCGGACTTGCTGCCAGCCTTTTGTCGACTAAATGAACAAACCGACCTACTTCATGGATAATAGCATCCCATTTGCTTTCCAATATAAGTTTTACAACTGGCTCAAAGCATATACCCCAATCAAAGGGATTCATGTTGGAACGTAAAACGGCTAGATTTTGCCCACGCCCAGGCATCTCAATCTTACCCGCCTTCTGCATAACAAGAATACCCCTCTCTCTCGGAGAACCGAAGACTTTAAAGATTTCCGAAGCAGTTAAGCAACGCTTGAATTCGTCATACCAGTTTGTTGTCCTCTGAGTTGTCTGTGGGCGATTCATCAAGGCAAATGTCTTTTCGTGCTCAACTGCCGAAGTAAAATCATCATCTTCCCATTCGGAAAATGCATCTAATAAACCAGCAGTAACTGATGTAACGATTTCATCTTCATTATCACAAACCAATTCAACATATTCCGACATCGTATTTTTCCATCCCGATGTCAAATCAGAATGCGTAGGCTTTGGTAGATTTTTCGACCAATCTTCGAGGCATTCCGATAAATGCTCGAAACTAATCATTATATGCTCAGGTAATTTTTTAGGTTTCATTTTTACTGGTTCACTTGTTAATTTATTTGAGGCATTATTGGGCCCCATTATTACTAATTAATGTCGGGGTCTCTTTTGTAGAACGCTTCTTTTGTGTACCTACTGTCCTTTTTTCAAGTAGCTGATACTTAATCCGTCCTGTTTCCATATTCTGAGGAACAAGGCCATTTATTTCGGTAATTTTTTCAGTTTCGTGATCGTATGTAACTGATGCCTTCGAACTAAGCATCTTACGGTCAAGACCAGCTAACAAAAGTTTAAATAAAGCAGCAGCATCTTCTTCACAAAGGTTTTGCTTCACCTTTTCACGAGCTACGAATTCTCTCAGACGGCCAATACGAAGTCCACGCTCCAATTTGTGCCACGGACGTTTCAACGCGTTATCTGCATCTTGCGATAGAGCCTGATATGTTTTCTCAGAAAATCCTAAGGCGAGAGCACCACTTATATCAAGTTCGGAATGAAGTCTTTTTTGTGTTTTGCTCCTAGACTCTTCCATCATTCTATTATTATATGTATTGGGGGCCTTAGATGGAAGAAAATATAGAGGACTTCATAATCATTGGAGATAATCCTGTAGATGTCCAGAATTCCCGCTGGAAAATAGGACATGAGTGCAATGAAGCCGGTATTAGATATGTTCGCCAGACGTCCTCTGTAGAAGTTTCTGGGTTTACTTCATCCCATGTATAAAATTCACTCATTTGTATTTTATTTTGGTCAACCTCAGCATACATAACACCATTTTCAGTAAATGTATTTATAACAGCAAAGCCATTATCCTTCAACATCTTCTTTACCTGTTTTTCTGTTTCGTCTGTTTGCCAGAAACCTCTAGCACCTTCTGTAAGAAATAAATTTAACTTTGTCCAACTTTGATTAGACGTATCTATAAAATACGGTAGGAGTATCATCTAAATATTAGAAACAATAGGAGTTTAGATGTCTGTTCCTATCCCAACAGTTACAATTTCGAATATGCCTATGCCGCAATTTATACCGAGATCGCGTCGCGAAGATACTACACGTGACACAGCAAATGCCAGAAACCTTGATTTACAACGTTCCGTGGCACCCATACAACAAACGTTCTTCCGGCCAGAGCCGTCTACGTCTGCCTTTGGTCCTAAATTAAAGGTGGGTGTTAATGAGCAGAAACCATTAGCAACAAGAAATAAACCGCCTACTTACATACCCGCACCAGCATTTGACCCGGCCGGCCCTAAGTTAGTGGGGAATGTCTTCTTTGACCAATATGCTCCTGAATATGACCCTCGCAATGTAGTACGTGAACTTCGTGGCTCCGTGAAAGATGATAAGACAACGCGTGGTGAAGAGGAGAGTAAGCGTATTTTAAGCAGAGGCTTCTCAAGTCGTTATGTTCCCGAAGGATTTGCAGAACAACAACAGTTGAATAGTTTAGAGGCGTTTGAACATCTAAGGCCAAAAATTGACGACTTGAGTAAACAGTATAGAAGCTACGAATGAGTTCGGATAATGTTCCTAACCCTGACACAGCTCCTGTGCCCAACACGGTCCCTGTGCCTAGCACCGTTTCCGATTTAGATTATAGTAAGTCTGTATTTGATAAAATGGCTTCTTCTACAACAGAACTCGTGAATTCAGTGCGTAGATATCACGGCGAATACTTCATGGCTGGTCTCTTTCTAGGCGTAACAAAGCCATCATTCGGCTGGACCTTATTGGGGCTATCTAGTTGCATTCCAACTATTGTGATTTTAAAACACCCCGAGTGGCTCACCCGTTTCAAGGATGAGAAGGTTGAACATTTGCTACTATTACTGCTCCTAGTAGCCGCATCAGAAGTATTTGCCTTGAACTGTTTCGCAAATTCACTAGGATTTAACTTCACTGGGTAAATTAAAATATACTTAATAAGTATAAATGGCCAAGTCACGCAAGGTAAGATCCGCGAAGAGAAGCACCCGCAAGATTTCCAAGTGGACTGCGTTCGTCAAGAAGATCTACCAGGAGATGAAGAAGAAGGACAAGAACGTGAAGCTCGGTGCGGCCATGAAGGAGGCGTCTAGACGTAAGAAGGAGATGAAGTAAGCTTTTTAAAAAATCAGTATAAACATGATTTTCTATTCTCACTTATATGAGCTTAGAAAAACATGAATCGTCATATATAGTTGAGCCATTTTTTATCGAATCTCACGACTCGAGAAAGTCTAATGGAGACCTGCCAAGAATACAGATAGGTAAGTATTGTTCAATTGGTAGAAACTGTACATTTTCTCTAACACAGCACTTACTAAACAGATTTACAACATCACCGTCTCCTCAAGATTTCCACTTATTCAACCACGCTAAGGGAAATACGTCTAGCTACTCAAAGGGTGATATTATAATAAAGAATGATGTCTGGATTGGCCTGAATTGTACAATTTTAGACGGAATTACAATTGGTAATGGTGCAGTTATCGGAGCAGGGTCAGTTGTTACAAAAGACGTTAAACCGTATTCTATAGTTGGTGGAAATCCTGCTAAGATTATTAAATACAGATTTCAACCTGAACTAATTGAACGTATAGAGAAACTTAACCTCTGGGATTTACCACTCGAGGAAATAGAAAAGGTGAACATCTGGTCAGAAAATATAGAAGAAACTATTCAAGAGATTAATAAACTCCAGCAAGATATAGCGACAAGGCAGCCATGATTTTTATTGCGTGAATTTTACCATCTGCTACATCTCCAGCCATATCATTAAAAATAGTCTTATTTTTATCATATTCATTTCCATTAAATGATACATATTCTGTAAGCAAGTCAATATCTAGAGAAAGAGTATCAAATGGTAAATTATAAATAGCACGATTAAAGAATGGTTGTTCAACTGTGTAGAATTGTGTTGAATAGTCGCAAGAATTATTTATAAGGTCAAAAAATAAATCACGCAAATCCTTTCCAGCAATTACAAACTTACCAGCACTAAACCCTGGTAACGATCTATTTGTAACTTCAGTTGAATATGACCCGCTATAATTTTCATCAACTAAAGCGCCTTCTTTACAGAAATAGTATCCCTTATCTGATATTTTTTCAAGAAGTGTATGAAATGGATTTGATATTAAAATATCTATATCACAGTAAATAAATACATCGTTATTATATTCTGTTTTAAGATATTTATTCATCATTCCTTCTAAAGAATTAGATGGTGGTTCTACTACTACTATTGTAAATGAGCAGGGTAATTTATCTAAAAAAATAGGGAAAGGTGTATTATTATTTTCCAAATACTCACAGGTGCGTGAATCAATTACAAGCTCTAAAAGATCATTTGTAGTAAGACCTCCAGATTGTATAAGCTTACCTAACCATACATAGAAAATTTCAAGATATAGATTATCTTTTACCTCCTTATCTTTCAAGGTATATAAAAGACATCTTAGACATATAGACTTCATTGTTTATTCCTTATATAATATAATAAATATCCGGACGCATTAGATGATAGCTCCAACCTTAGCAGAAAGTTCCGTCTTACTCAGCGAACTAACATTATCTGCATACCCCATTCTAATCAAGGCAGTCCCAACAAATCTATGGACCCAAATTGCTTCAAGGCTTCTTGTTTACTCTGTGGCGGCCTTTACTGCTGTTATAGCATCTGGGAATTCGAAACAACTTGATTCATTGTCCTTAAAGACCATGGGTGCAGCAGGCCTTTTGAATATGACACATATTGCCGCGAGTTACAGAGCATTCTCCGAACTTTCACCTGGAAATGCCATGGCCATTTTTTACACATATCCTATCTGGAATTTAATAGCAGCATGGGCGTTCTTAGGCGAAGTGATACCTCTAGGTTCTATGATTTGGATTGCAGTGGCCTTGGTTGGTATGATCCTTGTAGCCCATCCCGAGAAAGGGACTATTTTGGATTTAGAGAAACCCATTGGTACTCTATGCGCTCTTCTATCTGCGTTGACTGAGTCTGCCATCTATTTTTACTTCAAGCTCTCCAAGGAAAAAGAAAGTGGTTACAAGGGCCTCTTTGAACTCTATGGTGGCGCTGGTCTGTGGATGTTGCCTTTTATCGCCTTAGGGCAATTGGATAAAAAGCCTCTTGGTTTAGAAATACCCAAGCTAGACTTCTCGTCAAAGGTCTGGATACCCATGGTTCTTTTTAATTTATTCGTTGGCTTTGTTGGCTATTCTATGAGAGCAAACGCAATCCCATTTGTCTCTACGGCAGTATTCAGTACACTGAGTTTCTTCGGTGTTGTGGCTGCCTACGTATTCGGTTATTTATTCAATGGTGAGAAACCTTCAATGAAGGCTTCTATCGGAGCTCTCATGATTACAATAGCGAATGTGGTTTTATTGAGCAAATAAAAAGTGAAAAAAATTGAAAAAATTGAACAGCTGCAATACCTTATTTATGTTATACACAAAGAATACTTTACCAAATGGTTGTAGCGGTTTCATATTTCAATAAGAAAACTCGTGAGGAGTTCCTTGCAAGCGCCAGGTACAAGCTTGGAAAGAAGGACCGCTGTAACCTAGAAGCAGAGACTGTTATCGTATTGTCCAGCCTAGATGAACGCGTTGTCTGGGGTGTATGCACTCTGGCAAACTGGGATGGTACTGATAGCCCCTGTCGCGAACACCATCTTCTGGATCAGGATATTTATTCGAAGGAATTTGCGGTGTGCAATAAGTATGAGATACATATCAAGAACCTCCATGTTCTCAAAAATCCGGTATCATACGATGATATCCGGATTCTTGTCGGTGGACCGTCTGGTCGAACTCAGGCAAATAACATGTGGCAGGGATTTCAATGTCAGTTTGCGCCGACATTCATGACTGGTGAAGACAAGGCTTGTGTCTCACGGTTCAATATCTGGGCGCAGTCCTTGCTTTGATGGCAAAATAAAAAATTGAATATGAAAATCCCTTAAACTTGGCAAGTAAAACAAGATGCTCTACGTGGGTTATCCTGTTTCGTATGAGACTACATGTAACTTGTTCTCCGTGTCAGAAGAGATTAGAGAGGAGGAGCTGAAAGCCGTGGTAAGTAAGGCTGGCCTTGGTTTCTTCTGGATTGACAAGAACCTGTGTATCCTTGGACTTGCTATCAGGGAAGTGAATAACCTGGGGGACAGCTTCGTAAGCGTCGATGATTCACTCATTCTTATCTTACAAAAAAAGAATGAGGTAAGCCGGTGTTTGAAGGAGGCCGGTATTGATTTGTCAGACTTCATGATTGAAATAATGGAGGGAGAACCTCAGCAGGTGTTCAATCCTATGCCTTATCTGATTTCGGCGTAATTGAGAAAGTATTTTTATTAGCGCTCTGCCCAATAACGCTGCCATTTGCCTGCAGAATCTAGGCCAGCCATGGAACGCCCATCTACACCATTGTAGTCTGCCTCTCCAACAATCTCAACATCCCGATAAAGGGAATAGAAAGGCTCGATTACATGCCCTTTCTTCAGATGCTCAGAAAGCTTCTGCGCATCTGAAGGGTCAAAGACCTCTTGAACGGAATCACCGCACTGAGCGCAACGATGCTTTCCACAAACATACTTGTGGCCACAAGTGCGAGGTGTAACGGCAGTACAGTAAGAC